CCTAAACCTAAAATCTGTATGAGCTGACTCATACAAAAGAAAAGGCAAAGTTGGTTCAACATCACCATTACCCTCTGGCGGGGACACCATGAAAACATTCACGGTCGGCGCCTGAGAGTAGGTCGTTGTTGACTGCCAACGAGTGGGCTGCCACTGAGTTGGGTACAAATATGGGACTTGAAAATCCACACGTGTTGTGCCCCGTATAGTGACATCCTGTATAACTTTATTTCCAACCGTCAAAACCAATGGCAGTAGGTCCCCCGGATACGTCAGCACTACGTTACATCGCGCTGACACAAACGGGGAAGAAAAAATTATCAAGGTGTAGTTAAAGGTTCCTCTCCACATCCTATACATTTGTGACATATATGAGATGCGGGAATATCTCGCTCCTGGATCAGCAATCACTAAAAAAGTGGGTGCTGTTGAATTGTCTAGTATCCCTCGATTAACTAGCGTCGGAAGACGCATCAAATCGAGAACACTCCAATCCCTTGTTCCAGTTGTTTGATTACCTGAACCTAAAACATACTTTGGATTAGAAACCACTAACGAGCCATACAAATTTGGCTTCAACTCCGGTTCATCTGGATCAGAACTCGGAGATGTAGCACTCTTCGGGGCCGCTTCAGTCTTTGTTGAATTCAAACGGTTCATATGATCTTCTATCGGCTTACGAAACTCATCATTTGGGTTTGTACCCCTAAAATGAGTATAGTCAAAGAATTTACTTTGAGCCTCAAAAGTTGCTGCCACACTATCTATGTGACCTGAAACTTCCGGCTCCACGAACCTAGCGAAAAATAGTAACTTAACACTGTTTGTCGCTGTACTGTCCAAAACGTTAACTGGGTTATCAGGGTTCCAAATCCTTAAGACAAAGGCGCTCTGAATCTCGTTCGAAACGTTTCCTATGGCTTGGTAATATTTGGTCATGTCTATCCATTGTTCTGGACTCAACCATGGAGATGATATAACTACATCCTGCTGCATGGAAAAATCCAGAATAACCGCATCTGTATGAGACGCCAGTACTTCTGCTGCTTCACCTGTTGTTGGGTATAATTGTCTAGGCAGACAAGTCATTATAACATACCCATACACGGTTGGCACGGTAGAATACTGGATCTTAAACTCGACACTCTTAAACCGCAAATACTTAAACGTCTTCAACGCTTGCTGTATTGCGGGTATAGTAAACAATGGGTTTATCACACGATCAGTAAATCCCGCGGGGGATGTCTGCGTGTACGTTGTAAAACCAATTTGATACCATCTTGATAAAATTTCTTTTGGTGCTTGCGTGGGGAAAGGATTCTCCACCAAGTACCCGGGAACTGAATCAACAGGAAACGTCTCTATCTGCTCTTCCTGATCTTTATATGAGACCAGGCCAGATTCGACCGTTTGCTGATTTTCCATTCCCATCTCCAACTCAAAATTTTGTGTATTTTCGCTGATCAATTTCTAAGTCATTGCCAATCCTTCATGATCTTGGGGACTGACGACAATTGCATATGTATTTCCAAAGCATAGCGGTTACGTTGCATAGCCAACGCAATTCGATCACATGCTTACTGAACTCAAAGAGTCAGCTATTTGGCTTTTACTAAAAGCCTAAACTTCTCAACATCTACTCGGTTGAATGAGTCTCTTTTATAAGTAAAAGTGAATAAAACTCCTGAAAATTTTCGAACATCAGGCATACGTCCTTATTATATTAACCGTTTATATTCCTAGCCCATCTTTCAGCATACAGCTGATACGATTGACCAGGCCATCGAAGTCCTAACTCTTTCAAGTAAGCTCTCATATGTTCTGTTTCACGGTTAAAAACTTCTCTTCCATGTTGAAACCACTCTGCACAAGCGGTTTCTACATTTATGAGAAATTGTTCTTCTATTGTTGTTTGTTGTTCTCCTGGAAGTAACTCTTCTTTTCTCTTTGGTTTATGAATCCAAAGAACCATAGAATGTATACTCTCAGGTTCAAGGGGTGCTCGTGAAAGACTCCCATCTCTAATTAACTTGCGCTTCAAGAATTCCACATCTTCCCGTTCTACAAACGGTTCTAATATGGCTTTCTTCGAGGCAGTTGTATATTTCATACCAAACAATTCAAAGACCAATTTCTCAAGGATAATCATATTAAAATGACGCGAATACTTATCGAGAATTGCCCAAATATTGTCGTCTCCATAGACAAACAAAATCAAAACATCCCGTCTCTTCGCATCTTTAAAATCCTCATCATCCGAAAAAGCTTGCACGTAAAAAAAACATGCATTAAAAATAAAAATATTCACAAAAGAATTCAAAAATCCTGTCAACCATCCACCAGACGAATTAAAATAATCCATCCAGTACAACTGTCCTCCAACTACTAGCAACGGAGCTAATGCAGATTCGCAAGCATACCTAACACACTTTTCCTCCCAACTATTCTTGGGAAGTCCGTAGAAAGGCACACATGCTTCTCCCAAAGCCCATCCTAACCAGATGTTCTCGGACGTATCATAGTCTCCAAAATCTCCACAACCAAACTTACATCTGGCAAACGCTTCAAATTTCTTGAGAATAAGATTCCAGTCAAAACCATAGACATTCGTGCCAATGGCCACATCACTTGTGGATCGGTTTCGTTTCATTTCTGTAACTAAAGCGCCCATCCACATGACTGTCCAAACTAGATGTGATAGCGAGCCTACGCAAAACAAACGCGGTGTCGCTACTTTCTCTTCTGGTCTCGTCTCATCTTTAAGACAACCGGCCACAACATTCTTTGGTACTAAGCCATCCCTAACTGCTTGATTTAATTTCTCTACAAGCTGTCGAAGAATCGGACTTATCCAACGTCTCTCACAATCCCAAATCTCTCTTCGCGATTTGTATTTTGAGATACATTCCATATCGTAGCCTATTGCCGTATCTTGAGCAAGACCTTTCCACACTCCTGGGATTCCAAATAGTGCTTCCTCTATTGTCCATGGCCGAACATTCTTCAAATTCATATACTTTGGGAAAAACCCGTCGAAAATGATTGAAGGATGCTTCAAAACCAGTTCCATCATCCATTTAGTCATCGGTCGCATAGGTGAGCGACCCAACTTCTTCATGGCCGAATCTAGAGGAAACACTACTTCATCTCTAAATCGTGACACCTTCAAAATCGCAGGGTAAGTTTTAATTGGATACATAGGATCCATATTTCCATTACCTTGTGCTTGAGTAGCTATCAGATTAGTCTTATCAGGAATGATCTTCTTCTTAACTACTTGTCCCATATAAATGTACTTTCCAGTATACGTAGGCGGGGACACTTCCGGAGTGATATATTTCAACCACTCAGGAATATACGCCTGCGCATCAAAACCATCTTCTTTTAAATCCGATTGAAAAATCGGAACAAAATAGCTATCATTGCCTGATCTTCCTGAATGAAGACCTACGACTTTAACAACATTAGTATGGTCCTGGTTTGTGTAAACTTCTCCGCAATCTCCGGCATTCCCCATAGCTCCTGCTAACGTGTAATAGTTTTTAATATCTACTTTCCCCACGTTAGTGGTCTCTGTTATCGGGGTCGTGCCTTTAACTGCTCCATTTCGACGAATTCTCTCTATAACTACCTGTCCATTATTCATAACAGTCTTTGTCATTCGAGAAAACTCCGCTTCCATGTTCATGTTCGAGTACATATCGTCCATGTTCTTATAAAG